TTCCATATTTTTTTTTGAAAAACAAATAATGCTGCTAGAAAGCCAAGGTCTTATATTGTCTTCTTTTTTTAATACGCAAACAATATCACTATCGTATCCAAAGTCCGGATAAACCCAAAATGGCTTATCATCAATATTATACATATGTATTCGGTCTACATCTTCAGTATTCCAAGTATGTCCAATGACCTGTATAGGTTCGACACCTATAAGCTGATGCATATTAATACCCAGTGCTTTTGAGTACGATTTAATATTTTGGTAAGTTAAAGATATTTTTCCATTAAGATGCTTAGACATGGTGGATTGATTCACGCCAACACTTTTGCGGATCGTTTCCTTGTCGTACATACTTTGATCAACATAATGTTTTAATTGTTTAGCTAATTCTTTGGACACTCTTTTACTCCCTAGTCTTTGCATAGAAAAAGTATCAGTAGTCGCAAGCATTATCAATGCTCCTTTCTAGTAAGCCCCAATGCTCTGCACGAATATAGTTTTAGTTATCTTGCCGTTTTTGTCTTTAGAAGAATATTTCTAGTTGAAATGTCTAATAAAGTCAAATAGAATAATATTTAATTATGACACTTGAAGAATACAGACTCACAAGAAATCTTTCTTATGGCCAATTAGCCAAGTTATTAGGGGCGAAATACCCTAAGATGGCGCAGCGCTGGTGCTTACCCTTCCATGACCCAGAAAGACAAATCCCGGTAAAGTACATGGATGCCATTGTTCGTGTGACCAATGGAGCTGTGATGCCCAATGATTTCTTTATGGAACGGATGTAATGCCATACGTTAATGAAGCTGCCTTGCAAAGAAATGTTGTTGCCTGGTTAAACTATGCCTTACCTAAAGGATCTATCTTTCACCATTCCCCATCAGAAGGGGCAGGGAATAAGGTCCAGTATTATGTAAAGCAAAAGACACTTGGATTTAAATCCGGCTGGCCAGACCTCGAAATTTTCGTACCGGGATGCAAGGTTATCTTTATTGAACTAAAGCAACCTAAGAATTATCCAACGCCAAGGCAACGAGCTATCCATGAAATATTAAATAATACCGGTGCTTTATGTTTTGTCGCTAGGTCTATCAAGGAAGTATATGATGGCATCAAAGATACCGTAGAAGTATCCGGGCATCCATATGTAAAGGCTATGGTTAATTCAGAAGAAACAATTAGAGGTGGGAAAGCGAAGCGGAGATCTACTTAGCTACCCTATTACTAGAGTTCGAAACACTAGAGCAATGCCGGAAGGCTGTTTTTTATCTAGCAGAATTTATTCACCACGATTTATTTTTTGATTGTACGCTGCATGATGAAACCTTTGCGTTCTATTTTGAACACTGGATTAGACATAATCATTTCAGTAAACCACCATTAAAAAGGCCATTAGAATTTAATTCAATAATACTTGGAGATTGACTTTCAAAGACACGATATTTTACATCGATATGAAAATTTGTCTTGACATGGCAAAATTAAAAAAATATTCGTTATAAGAATAACCCTATTAGTAATAAGAATATTCACATTAGAGATATGACTAATCAGCAACTTAGAAATAACCTTCAAAAAGTTATTTCTAAAGTTGCTAAGAATACTAACATTCACTACAAGAATAGTATTATTACTAATAGGATGGAATCAGAAGAAATACGAATTGAACACCTTTCACAGAAGGTTTTAAAGCAAGCTGAAAAGATCTTATCAAGACACGAATACTGGAAGATTATTGATCATGTTCACAAGCTTGAAGGTCAGGAAAAAAAACTTTTTCTCGAACAATTAAGAAGGCAATTCCAACTTGTACGCAAATGATGTTTATGAGCTAGATCATCTTATACAGGAAGCAGCGGAAACCGAAAGAAGACTTCCCTCTGCTTTTAGGAAACAGAAGCTCGCTTCCTGGCCAGAGTATCAGACCGAATGGTTAAGTTATGGTGATATTGTTTATTCACCGGGTCTTCCTAAAGCAACAACGCTACAGGTGACAAAATATGAGTATGTGCTAGGGTTATTGATTGATCAATGCGATGAGTCTGATCGAAGGCTTATATGGGCAGTAGCGCATAGTGGTGCTTTTCGAGAGCGTGGACCTAAATGGACAAAGTTGGCAAAGGCTTATCATCAGGATCGAAGAACAGTTAAGAATAATTATAAGGCTGCATTAATACGATTACATTATAAGTGTACTACTAAAAATCCATGTATTGTCTTTTGAAGACATGAATATTATTAAAAAGAATAAAATGTTGTTGACTTAATGAACTGAACTATTATTTTTATTCTTATAATAGGGAGCTTTGCCTGTTTTTGTTTTGATCTCCCTACTATTCATCGTGAATACTCAATAGTACCCGGTAATTAGTCACCTCTAGTTGCCGGGTTTTAAATTAAACATGAGCGAATATCAGAAATATCACAGCAGTACCAAAATGAAACAGGAACGAGCTTTACGTAATAAGAACAGGCGTGAAGCAATAAGGTCCGGGCGAGTTCAAAAAGGTGACGGTAAAGAGATTGATCATAAGGATGGTAATCCAAGGAATAATGGTAAAAAGAATCTATCGATTATCTCAAGAGCAGCGAATAGAAAGAAACAGTAATGGGTGCTAAAGGACAATCACTGGTTACAAAGGATATGATGGTTGAGGTTTGCCAACGATTAGCGGATGGTGAGAGCTTGACGAATATGTGTAAGATCTCTAGGCACTTGCCGGATAGGCAGACGATCTATCGGTATGTACAGGCTAATGATGAAGCGTATGAAGCTTATTCAAAGGCCAGGGCTATCCAAGGTGAACACATTGCAGATCAGATGAGGGATCTGATTAATGAGCCATTACCTGATGATCCTAAGAAGGCTATGGCTGAAGCGACATGGCGTAGGATTAAGCTGGATAATCTGGATAAGCTGAAGAGACAATTGCAACCGTTGGGTGGTGTAAGGAATAATCCAAATGATAGTAAGGCTACGAGTGGTAGTATTACTTTGACATGGGATGGGAATGGGTAGTGTTCTTTATCTTATGTAGGCTTTGACCCCGATCACGCACGACCCAAGCCATTTGATTTTTAAAAATAATGTAAGGATAATGTCAACGTAATGTCAGTATTAAAGTTCATATCCTTATTTTATTAATGATTGGTCGTAGGGTTGTAACCTATGACCATTAATATTTTAGACCAGGGCTGACCCTACCCTCCCAAAACCGGGCGCACCTTCTATATTGTTTATATCCTTTCCTAAGGTTCCATCAACCACACATATCCAGCCATGCTAACCAAAAAACAACAATCACTTTTATCAAAACACAGCGATCACCACAGCAAAAAGCATATGGATGAAATGAAGAAAGCTATGACAAAGAAAAACCCATTAACATTTTCACAGGCTCATAAGATTGCCATGAAGAAGGTTGGCAAATGAGTAGTCCGGCATGGACCAGAAAAGCTGGTAAATCCCCTACTGGTGGATTGAACCAGAGAGGTAGGGATAGTTATAAGGGTGGTACGTTAAAAGCCCCTGTAAGTTCTGGAGATAATCCCAGAAGAGCATCTTTTTTAGCGAGGATGGGCGGAACAAAAGGTCCAGAGTATAAAGATGGGAAACCTACGAGATTATTACTTTCCCTTAGAAAGTGGGGAGCGAGTAGTAAGGCGGATGCCAGAAAGAAGGCAGCCAATATTTCAAAACGAAACAAAGAGAAAGGATAGGATATGCCAGGGAAGAAAAAAGGTAAGGGCGGTAAGAGGTACTAATGATGACCCCTAAGAAAAAGAAGTTAGCGGCTATGTATGGTGATCCCAATAAGATTACGAGGGGTGATGTGATTACGGCTGCAAAGAAAAATGCAGATAAAAAGCCTAAGAAGAAAAAATCGATGATGGGTGCAGCATGAGTTTATATGAGAACATCAACAAGAGAAAGAAGGCTGGTACATCTAGGCCTAAGAGTAAATCGACTATTTCAGATAAGGCCTATGCTAATATGAAGGCTGGTTTTCCCAATAGTGAGAAAAACAAGAAGAAGCGTAAGTCTATGATGAGCAGTTAATGGATGCTATTACACGCCATCATTATACAAACATAGCAAATGGTAATAGTGTACCCAATGAAGATGGTTCTTTATCTACGGTGAGAAATATTACTATTGAGCGAGATGGGTTGCATTATGTTTTACCTACGATATGGGATGGCCGTGAAGTTGATACACGGACAGCTATACGCAATTCTACAAAGATAGATGTTGAATGGCCTGTTTTTAATTCTGAAGAAGAAGCCAATGCTTGGTATGCTAATGTAAAGAAGACTTGGGAGCCTATTGGTAATGACCCGGTAAAAGCCAGATCGATATTGGACCAGGCTGATCGAAGAAGTTTAATAGGGATGTTTGAGTAATGCAGATTAAAATTCCCTATAATCCTCGTTCATTGCAAAGGGAGTTG